CTGTAGGAAATGCACAAACGAAAACCGCCCCGGGTGAGCGGGGCGGCTGCAAGGTGTCCCGGGGATCGGGTCGGGATTGGGTTAGGCGGCTATCTGCCAGTGGTCGTGGTCTTCGCGCAGACGGATGGGCACGACCTCCACCTGGTCGAGGTCGGCCAGTCGCTCCGCCATCTTGCGGATGCTTCCATCCTCGCCCATGAAATCTTTGTAGAGGGCGCGAACAAACCGATCGGCGGAACCCCGGATGGGCTTGTTCCTTCCCTTCTCCCAACGGCGCAGCGCCTGCTCATCCTCACCCATGATACTGGCGAGGGTTTTTTGGGTCATGTCCATCTGGACGCGCAGGAATCGCAACTCGGCACCGTTCAGCGGGCGTGGTAGATCAACCAGCCAATCGCCGAGCATCCGGTGCAGTCCCTCGGTGTCGTGGATGGACACGCCTTCCCCATAGGGGGTCTGATGTACGATATACCCATTCTCCAGGTACACGTTGTCGAGCCCGCTATCGACATAATGGTAAGACATATCTCGTTCCCAGCTTGCTCTAGTAGGTCGTGATGACCAGCACTCTTGAGGGAAGGTCCACCGCGATAACGCAATGGATTTCTTCCCCCGCCGCCCGGCGACACATGGCCACTTGCCAGTTTCCATGCATGTTCAGGAACGGTCCTTCCTCTATGTGGCCCTTGCGGATGCAGCATTCAATTTGAGGCCGGCTAATCCGGCGCTGCTTCGACCGCTTCCGCCCATGGCTCACCAACACGATGTTGCTGCTGTCTTCCGCGATCCTCCTGATTTCCCGGAGGATCGTGACGGCGTTGAACATCGGTAGCACGCTCATATGGGGCTATCATATTGATAGGTTGTTAACAGGGCAAGCGATCTTTCGTTCCCGCCCAGCTGGGTCAGGGGGTGGGGTTGTCGGGCGAGTTCCGCTTCTTGTACCAGCGGACCAGCCAAACACCGATCGCAGCACCAACGATGGGCTGAACAAGGCCGGGCGTCTTGCCCGACAGCAACATGGCCACGACGGCGGCAAGAGCACCTTGCCACCACCCTTCGTATCGGTTCAAATCCGCCTCCCGATCCAGATCAGCCGTCAGTACCAGTCCGTCTCAGCTGATCCACCAACTGAGCGACCAGTGTTTTTTGGGCCTCGGACAACCGCTCAATCTGAGCGGCAACGTCCGTTGCGCGATCCGCGTCACCCTCACCAAAGATCAGCCACCTGGCGTCAACGCCTAGCGCATCGGCCAGCTTCTCCGCCGTCTTGATTGTCATGCTGTCGTTATCGCCCTTGAGGAACTTACCCAAGAGACTGTCGGACATACCAGCTGCAAGTGACACGCTGCGCACGGATAATTCCGGGTTGGCGTCGATAGTAGCCTTGATCCGCTCACGCATATCCATGGCCAAATTTTGCCACGGACCGCCGCATTCCTCGTAGCGTAGAAAGCTACTTGACGCGGTACGTAGTTTTCTACACAATGGCCGCATGACCGAAACCCAAAAGCTGATCGCCCGCATTCATGCGCTGGCCGCCAAGCTAGAGCGATCTCCATCGACCATTTCCGCCAAGGTTCTGGGTGGGGGACAAGTCCTCGCCGATCTTGAGGCCGGCAAGACGATAACCCTCGCCAAGTACGAGCGCGCGAATGCCTTGCTGGCGGCGATGGAGAAGACGCCGCGCCCCTCTGAGGCCGCCTGACCCATGGACCCGACAACCATAACTTGGGCCATCTTCGGGATCGCCTTCGTCATCCCGGCCAGTCTGGCCGCAATCACCGTAATGCTCGCGAAATAGCGCCCCTTAGGGGGCTGGGGGTCTAGGATGGAAAACGCAATCGCAGGGGTAATCGGATTCGGCCTTGGGCTGGCGCTCCAGATCACGCGCGCACCTCTCCCAAAGGTTGAACGGCCCAGCGACGATGCGTTCCGGTATTCACCGCAGGACGTTCCGCCCGCGCGGTCGGCTGGTCTGCTTGAACCCATCGTTCGGTATGCCGCTCGCCAGTGGGGGAAGCTGTGATGGAGCATCATCACACACTCGTCTTGGCCCTGCTCGCGACGGCGTTGTGCTGCCTGGACTGGCTCAATGATGCCTATCAGGCAGCCACGGCCAAGCGCTGGTTCGCGGCGGTGTTCCGCGGTGTCGCGGCCCTCGGGCTCGTAGCGACCGCCTATGACTTGTGGGGGATGCTCTGAATGCTCCCCCTTCTCCCCAAGAACCAGCTTGCCGCCATCCACATCCGGGCCATCGCCCTGACGCTGTGCTGGATCAGGGCGCGGTGGCGCAACCCGTTGGCAGGCTCGGCCGCCACCAATGATCTCACCCCTGTTCATTCCACCCCCAATAGCGCGGAGGTCCGATAGGATCATGATTGACGAGAACGCTATCGTGCGTGAGCGGCAGAAGCTGATCCGCCGCCAGATGAATGCCCGTGGAATCCTGCTCAAGCAGGTTCAGCTCGACGGCGGATGGGAAACGCCTTCGACGGTCGCCTCCTACTTTCCCGAGGACCCGAACAAAGAACCGGCCACGATGTCGGTGGCGGCACTGTATCGCCTGCTGGTCAAGAAAGCCCTTCCCGTTGAGTTGCTCTCGCTGCTGCTGCCCGAGGGCTTCCTTGTGGTGCGCGTCCCCGAAGGGATCGACCACGACGCGGCGGCTGAGGCCATGGAAGACTATTTGGCGACCAAGAACCGCGCCCACCATCCCGAGAGCGAGGCTGGTCGCGAGATCGGCCCCGGCGAGGATAGCGCGCTGACAGCCAAGCTGGCCGTGGTGAGGGCCGCATGATCAACCGCGACCTTATCCTTGCGGCCATCCCGCACACCCACCGCAACCGCTGGCTCCCTGCCCCTGAGCGCGACCTGTTGGAACGCTGCCACGAGCGCAAGGAACACCGGGAAGCCGAAAGGAAACTGCGCCATGGCTGAGTTCAAGTGTGGCCATCCCAGCACTGAGGCCAACAGCTACAAGGATGGCGCAGATCAATTCGGGCGGACCCGGTTCCGCTGCAAAATCTGCGCCGCCGAGCGCCGCCGGTCCAAGGGGCTTAACCCGCGCCCGGTCAAGGCCGAGATGCCCAAGCCGCTCTGCACGGTCTGCGGAACTCCGCGCAACGACACGCGCCCAAGCCGCACCGGCATGTGCCGCTCCTGCTACCACGAAAGCGGGCTGTCCGGCACGTTTTTCAACGGCCGCGAAGGTGCCAGCATGGAGGTGGATTTCCCGCGCGGGTCGCGGAACCTCCTGCGCGCGCTCTGGCGGGAGCATTCCAATCGTCTGGAAGCCATCGCCATGACTGGAACCGGCAACGTCTACCGGGTGCGGCCGTGAAGCGTCATTTCGCCCACAAGACCCCGTGCCAGCACGGCCACACCCACGCCAGCGCCAAGGAAGCGAAGCGCTGCAATGACCTGCACATCCTGCAGACCAAGGGCGAGATCGTTGGCTTGAAGGTCGAGCCGCGCTTCACCTTCTTCATCGACGGTCGCGAGATCAAGATGGGTAACGGCCAGGCCCTGCGCTACACCGGCGACTTCACCTACATCGAAGGCAACCGCCAGATCGTCGAGGATGTGAAGGCGAAGAACGGCTTCGTCGAGCGCGACGTTCCGGTGCGCCTCGCACTGATGCGCGCCCACTATCCTGACATCGTGCTGCGGGTGGTCAAGTGAGTTGGGCCGCACTTGGTTGGGCTGGGAAGCAGCGCCTCAAGCGGGCGGCAGACAAACTCGTCCTCATTGCCCTCGCCGACCGGCATAATGAGGAGTCCGACCTGTCCTACCCGTCAGTGGCATGGCTGGCGGATTTCTGCTGCTTGGACCGCAAAACGGTCATCGCAGCAATCGACCGTTTGGAAGCGCTCGGGCTGGTGGCTGACAGTGGGGTACGGGTAGGCAAGACCGGCCAGGTCAAAGCCTATAAACTCACCTTTTCTGGAACCTTGGAAACGGTCCCAAAAACGGAACAGTTCCAAAAACGGAACAGTTCCACTTTTTCCAAGAAACAGTCCCAAAAACGGGACACGGAACCTTTCTTGGAACCTTCTCCCCCTATCATTTCATCTAGCGATGAAATGTCCCCCGCTTCAGTTTCGGCAGAGAATGACGATTCCCCGCTGACCGTCGATGAGCTGGTTGAGGACTGGAACGCCCTTGCCACGCAATGCGGGCTGCCGACCGTTGCCAAACTGACCGAGAGCCGCCGACGCCGGGCGCAGGCTCGCATCCGTCAATATCCCGAACTGGAGGCGTGGCAGCGAGCATTTGCCTGCATCCGTGGGTCGCCGTGGATGCAAGGCCAGAACGAGCGAGGGTGGCGGGCCGACTTCGATTTCATCCTC